CCGCTTGGCGCTGATTGGTTACGTCTTGCTACTGAATGGTATCAAGCAGGTCTTATCCCGCGTTCTATCTGGTTGCAGATCATGAAACAGAATGATATCATCAGTCCTGATTATGATGACGAAGAAGGTCAAGTAGAAATCACTCAAGATAACATTGTAATGGTTAACCAACAGGTCAATGCTCAGAGCTATTCTCAAAAGGTAATGGCTATGGCAGGACTGACACCAGAACAACAATTAGCAAAGGAAACTAAAGATGGCTAAGGCTAAAGGTGGTGGTGCACCTAGAGGCAATAAGAACGCAGCTGGCCCGCACAAGTATAGCGGGCTTAAGAGAGCAGTAGCGGGTGGCGGGGCTACCACCGGCGCTGCCACGTTAGGGTTGATTGGTGCTGTAGCAGCAAAACACCCTCTCGTGCTCGCTTCTACTAAACTAGGGATGGCTAAGGGTATGCTTATTGCTGGCCTTAAAGCGCCTGGCTCTGTGATTGTAGGCGGGACTTACGCAGGCGTAGGTATGGGTATAGCTAGAAATGTAGCCATAGGTGCGGCGGCTGGTGCTGTAGGTTACGGTGCGTACAAGCTTGGTCAAGCTACCTACAATCATTTCAGTAAACCTAAGAGTAGGAAGAAATAAAACGGCTAAGGCTAAAGGTGGTGGTGCACCTAAAGGAAACAAGAATGCAGCAGGTCCGCATAAAGGCATCGGTCGCAATGCATTAGGCATGCAGACCTATGACCTTAAGAGCAAAGCTGGTAGGACTGCTTTTCAATCTAAATTCCCGAAGGCTACTAATTCGTTCTTGAAGAAGTACTCTTAATTGCACAGTTTTCGGAAACTTAAATCCGTCTGGAGAATTAAATGAATGTTAACACTCAGATTTATGATAAGAGTGTAGACAGAGCGGCCATGGTTCGTCTTTATGAAGAGCGCACATCTGGAAAGGTGGAACTCATCATAGACGGCCATGCTGTTCGCGTCGACAAGCTCATCAAGGAATCAAAATTAAGCGGAACAGGTTTTAAAGGATTTCAATCTGCACTTGACGATGAAATCATTAAGACGATGGCAGATGCACATAACGTGACCTCTCGCTCGCTTCTTGATCTGTTCAAAGACCAGGTTTCTCACACAACGCAGAGTCTGGACAATGCAGTTGGCAAGGTATGGCGTACTGCGCAGCCACCAAGGACTGTTGCAGAGGATATTGTATTACGTCAGCCACTGTATGGTAACAAAACATTAGACCAGGGATGGTCAGGTATCGGGCATAACGAGAAGGTTCGTATCGAAGGTATTATCCGCAAAGGGATTGCCAAAGGCGATGATGCAAATGCAATCGCTAAGGAAATAAGCAAGACAACATTCAATATTACTAAGAACCAAGCAAAGGGCTTAGTAATTACATCAACGACAAGCGTATACGCACAAGCAGATCACGAAGTCTATAAGGCTAATGAGAAGGTTCTTACAGGGTGGCAATATATCGCAGTATTGGATTCTAGAACTACTCCTTTGTGTGCGCACAGGGATGGTACAATCTATCCGGTAGGGGACACCGCGCATCTGCCACCGGCTCACTGGTATTGTCGATCAACGACAGTCCCTATTGTTAAGAGCTATGACCAACTAGGCACTCTAGAAGGAGTAGCCCAAATACGAAAGAGGAATTTAGCTGGGTTGTCTGCTAAGCAAGTCGCAATGTACGACGGTCAGACCCCACTAAAGGAATCATATAATGCTTGGCTATCTAGACAGCCTGTTGAGGTCCAATATAAGCATATTGGAGACACGAACAAGCTTGAGATGTTCAGATCAGGACAACTTACTCTTGACAAATTCACTAACCCGAATGGAAATAGTATTGGTATCAGAGAGCTTAGAGGGCTTACTGACTCAGGCTATGGAGTTTCAGGTGACACACGAAGATTCGCGCTAGCAAAGGAAAAGCTGGATACCCTTAAGTTAGGTGCAGCGCGCCCTGAGGATATCTATGACTTACCAGAGGTTCAGAAGGCTCTAAGAGAGTACTATCTGTTACAGGCAGGTGAGCTTGATGGTACGTTATCCCTGACAAACTATCGAGGAACACTGCTGCATAACAAGAGGGCAACAAAACAAAGGGTACTGTCAGCACCGCCTAGAGAGGATCATCTTAAGTATAATCCGATCACTGGTCGCTATGACGATGCTCGTATGTATCAACCAAGTCCTGACACTTTAGCCAATACCTATCGTTTGGTGCAGGAAAGCGACAAGCTTCTGCCTAAAGATAAAGAGTTTATCATCAAGTTCGTAGATGACCTTGAAGATCACATGGGTATCAACGAGAGGGCTGTAGTAACAGAAAATCTCCGTATCACACTTGGTCGCTTTAGAGAGAATAAAGAGCCTTGGAATAACTTTAAGGCTGTTCTGCAAGGCCAGACTAAGTTCGATGTGATGAACGTGTCTGACTATATAGAGACTCAGATACGCAAAGACTCTAATGTGCTGGTAAAGTTAAAGCAGGCCAACTATATCGACCCTGTTCTTGGTCCGTCTCAGCTACAAGAGTTACATGATAATTTTGTATCTAATATCATTGCTAAGAACAAATGGGAAGATCGCGTTGCTCCCCAGATCGGTAGAGAGTTACGTAACATACTCGATTATAGGATCCCCGTTAAATTAAAGATAAGACTGGACGACAAACAATTAGATCAATTCTATCTAAGGTTTGCTAAGCGTCTTAGTCTAGCAGATAATCCTGACAGAGATCAATTAGCTGTTTCACTAGGTCGAGACCTATTTAACATGGCTAATTATCGTGGAAGTAGAAATGAATGGTACAAGCTTGGCGTAAAGATATTAGATGACGCGAAGGGTAAAGGTTTCTATGAACTAGAGACTTTCGGAGTACAGAAGCGTAGAATGCGTAGTAGAAACTTTGGTGCTTACTTTGGGCCTTACTACGATACATTTGCTGTTAATCTGCGCATCGTAGACCCTCGTATTCAGAAGTATGCAAAGCTGTCTCGTAAGGTTGACGTAGGTCTTCGTATAGGGGTTACTACTCCGAAAAACAAGTTGTTAATACGCGAAGGCTATAAGACTTATCATATTGATCAAGGCGTACTCGGACTGTATGATACACGCATACCTATTACTTCTACTAGTTCTTTCAGTGATTTTCCTGCATCTGTAATTGACAAGGACATGACACAAGCCTTGAATTGGGCTGGCTCAGCGCAGTACAAGGTAGACCCTGAATTCTTTGACTTCGTGGACAAGCTGTTAAACTTCCAGGATGACAAAGGCGCTGCTAAGTATTACAACGATCTAAACAAGTATAGAGAGTATATGATCGAGCGAGGTGACTCGTACGAACGTATCAAGGCTATGCAATGGTTAAGGAGCAAAGATGCTGCGTTTAGCAACCATCCCTTCCTTGATCATCGCGCTCGTATTTATGAGCGTGGCTTTATCGGACCACAATCTGGTGAAACATTTAGACCGTTCTTGAACACAGCAGAAGCTAAATACTTCAGTGAAATAGAATATAGTAATTTGCAAGATCAGATAGGAGCCTTCTTAGGAGGTGCATCTGATAGACTTGAGGATAAGTATAATTCGTTGTCAGTGCTAGGCAGGCAACAGATTGCCCTATTATGGCGTAAAGATCTCATTGAGATTGGTAACGCTATGCGCAGAGGCAAGCCTGGCGATATACGTAAGATATTAGAGTCACCGTTTCTCCACGAGATTGACGGCGAAGAGCAAGGCAAGGTACTCAGGTTTGCACTTGAAATGTCCAAGATAAATGAACATTTAGGTGGTGTGTATACTGCAGAAAGACTCGCTACTCTGAAGGACTATCGGATATCGTTAGCACTAGAGCAGGATGCTTCGTCTTCAGGGGCGCAGATTATTGCGCTTGCAACAAGAAATAAGCAGTTGGCACAGCTAAGCAATGTTGTCCCCACTAATCAGAAACAGCGTTTGTATGATGAAATCGCTGCGTCTACTTTCAATGACCCTAGGTTTAGAAAGTTAAACGAGAAGCTAGGACTTACTGAGAAAGACCTTCGTAAAGCGTCAAAAGCGCAGAACATGGTCACGTTCTATGGTGCAGGTGAGCGCACAGGTATCATGAATGTCGAAAACAAGCTGTCAAAAGTGCTTGGTAAGAAGGACGACTTCCTCGTTGTAAAAGCTAGTGAACGTGACGCTGTAATGCAAGAGATCAGCGCACGTATGGCTCGCTATGAAACACTTGATCCAGAGCTGTATGTCCAATTAAAGGCACTCCGACAAGATGTAAAGGATGTGTTTAATAAAGGTCTACAGCCTGGTGATGATATGATGGAGCAGCTGTACTGGCTTGACCCAAAGACCAGAGACTTCGTTGAGAAGATGACCAGAGAGTACAATAATGTAGTTACTCCTGATGACTTCCAACAAATTGCTCAGATTATGTCTGAAAATCTTAGAAGCCAAGTACCTATTCTAAAAGACTTCACAAGATACTTTGGCAGACTAGCTTCTGATTTTGTAGTATCTGCAAAACCTTCTCAGTCTGCACTATCGGGTGATTCAATCCTTAAGACTGCAATATTTGGAGAATACAAGGGCGGTAAGCGTTTACCTAAATGGTTAAATAGAGTACTTGCAATTAGAGATGAAAGCATCAGAGATAAGATTCTAAACAGAATCCCTGGGTATCTACCCGACGGGCTATCTGCTAATGTTATCGCAGGTGTGAAACCTCCTGTAAATCGCAGAACAGGTTTCAAGTTAGGCAAGTATTCGATATTCAGCGAAGATATTACCAAAGGCGTAGAAGTAGGCTACCCTAACAAGCTTGTTAAGAAGTGGACTAATGTGCCATGGGTGAATTTTGATGGTAAGGTTCTAGAACAGAATTTTACTCAAACCTTTGAAGAGAAGTTAGCTTATAAGGACGCTGAAGGCAAGTGGGTAAATAATATCCTACAAGTATCTCAGAAGACTGACCCTAACTGGTGGGAAGAGTTTAGAAACAAAGACGGAAAAATAAATGACATTGTAGACGTAGGTAAGGCCAAGACTGCGTATGCGGTTAATGGAAACCACTCAAATGACGCCACAATCGTCAAGCAATTTCATTTATGGGGCAGTAGACAGAAAGTACAAACTTCCACTGTCCATGACGCTTTCTTCACAAATGCAGCAGATATGCTACGTTCTAGAGAGGCATTGAAGCAAATCTATGCGCATACACTGGAAGCTAACTCCATAAAAGCGACTTTAGATGAGATGTATGCGCGAGGACTTCCTCGTGATTTGTACAATAAGTATTTAAACGAAGCGATCGACATTGGACTTATACCTGTGGTTGGCCGGTCACGCATCGATGGCAGACTTGTAACACAAGCAGATATACTTACTAGAGACGATATTCTTGCACCTGTCCCTGGACAGTTTAAGGATAACAGATATTGGTATGGTATTGGCACTTTTTTACTAACATGGAGTATACATGATTACTCAGGAATACTTAATACAGCATTATCTGTATGCTGATGGTTATCTTGTCAACAAGAAGACAGGTAATCGCGTAGGTGGCCCTAACGGAGATGGCAGATGGAAAACCGTTATAGCTGGCAAATATTATTATCTGCACAGACTCATATGGTTGTACCATAATGGAGTTTGGCCGGACATTCTCGATCATATTGATCGAGATGTGGCAAATAATAAAATTGAAAATTTAAGGATCGCTACCCCCACTGAGAGTTCTTGTAACAGAACAGAGTCTAATAAAAGTGGATTTAGAGGTGTAGATAAGTTTAACAACAAATGGCGTGCTAAAATTAGATTTAATAATAAGCATTACCATATAGGATACTTTGATACACCAGAAGAAGCTTCCCTAGCCTACAAAAAGAGAGCATTAGAGCTACATCAAGAATTTGCTGTATTCGATTGTAAATAACTTAGGGTTGTACCCTCATTATAAAAACGAGTTGTACTCGGATAGGAAATAAAAAATGGCTGATAATAATGGTTTGACCCCTGAACAAATTGCTGAACAAGAAGCTGCTGCTGCCGCCAAAGCCGTAAAGGACGCTGAAGCAGAAGCTGAACGTGCACGCATCGCTCAAGAAGAGGAGAATGCACGACTTGCTCGCATGACTCAGGCAGAACGTGATTCGGATATGGTGAAGAAGCTCGTGCAAGAGCGTCTGGATGCTGAGCTTGCCCCTATTAAGGGCAACTTGGATAAGGCGTATGCTGCTCGTGATGCTGCACTGAAGAAAATCGCGGAGTTCGAACAGAAGGAAAAGGAAGCAACTCTTAAGAAGCTAGAGGAAGAAGGCAAGTTTAAAGAAGCTGCTGATCTTCGTGTAGCTGAAGCAAATGCCAGAATTGCTGCCCTTGAAAAGCATAATACGGAACTTAGCCGTGATGTGCAAGTGCGTGATGCACTCAAGAGCTATCAATTCAGAAACGATAAAGCTTCTGAAATGGCATACAAAGAGATTGTTGGCAATCTAGTGCAGAATGAAGCTGGTCTATGGGTGCACCGCTCAGGTATCTCCATTCGTGACTACTGTGATGCCTTCTCCAGAGATGAAGAACAATCATTCTTATTCAAAGCAAAAGTAAATACCGGAGGCGGCTCTCCTGCTGGCGGTTCCGGCAATGGTGATCCAGCCAAAGATACAGGTAAGAAATCTCTCTTTAAAATGACCCAAGCTGAAGTACTGAAACTTGCAGCCGAGGGTAAACTATGACAAGGAATAATAAATGACTGCACTTTATACGCAAGTAGCCGGTGGTGGTAATAACACCTATGCAATTCAACAAGCGCTTTCGGCCTACAGCGATGAAGCTTACACGACTGCTAAGAAGTTGTCTGGTACTGGTATTGTTGGCCCGAACCCTAATATCAATACTGATACTGAGACCTTCGTTGGTCAAGTTCGCTGGTACAAGCCGATCAACCCGACCATTAACGTTGCTTCGCTGACGACTGCAACTGCTGGTACGGGTACGAACTACACGTCCGATTTCTGCAACTATGTCAAGACTGTTCGTACGCATGGCGCTACGCAGGTCAATCTGCAGCAAGTTATTACGCAGCAAGATGGTCTGGCTAAGATTTCCCGTGACTTCGGCGAAACTCGTGCTCAAGACGAACATAATGCTATTCTAGCTGTTATGCGCGGTGTTGCTGTTACTGAAGTCCTCATGGGCGCTCAGTCGGCTGGTGGTGGTACTGGCACTGGTGGTCAAACCTTCACCAACGATCCTGCCGACATGAAGTATGGCTTCTATGTCGATCTGGGCACTGCTCAACCTGTTATTGCTGCCACTGCTGCAATCCAGGGTGCTTCCCGTGCTGAAGGTTTCCTGAATGCTATCGCTATGGCCTGGAAGGATTACGAGCCGGAATATGCTTATCTGGTTTGTTCGCCGGAAGTTCTGGCTTCGTTCCGTTCGGCTAACCTGGTTGATGATCAGCCTATGGTGGAACAAAATGTTACATTTAACACCATCTTTGGTGGCAAGTTCCGTCTAATCCAGACTCGTGCTTCGCAAGGCTTCACCTCAGGTGAACTGGCTAAGCTGAACACTGGTGCCGTGGGGCCGGATATTGTTGGCACTAAGACCTCCTTTATCGTCCTGCCGGGTGCTATTGCCATGGAATCGCTTACCGTTCCGACTCCGGTCGAAGTGTATCGTGATGCTCGTGCATATAACGGCGGTGGCTCTACCGATATCTGGTATCGTTGGGGTTATGTTGCTCATCCGGGCGGCTACGATTGGGTTGGTTCTACCACCAAGTTCCCGTCTGATGCTGAGTATCAAACGACTGTTACTGGCGGTACTCCGGATGCATCGCTTGCCGCTGCTACCGTTGGCAGTACCACTACTGGCTCTTGGAAGCGTAAGACTGCAACCGCTCTGTCTCTTGGTATTCTGCCGGTTTTCCACTCCTAATATTTAAAGGAAACACTTATGGCTCTTGTCAAAGGAACAAATTCATACGCTGACGTGACTGAGTCTGATCTGTATTTTGAAGACCGCCTAGACGTCGACGCATGGACATCTGCTGATAACACTTCAAAGGCACAAGCTCTAGTTACGGCTACAAGCGTTCTAGACGGTTTGTACTGGGCAGGGACAGCCATAAGTGATTCACAACCACTGGCTTTTCCTCGTTCTGCATACTACTTTGACCCTCGTCTGGGGACGCATACTGCGCTAAACAATGAAGTTCCTAAGCGAATTATTAGTGCTAACATCGAGCTAGCGTATCATCTACTGAACAATGATGGACTCCTCGATGATAGTGGCGTGGTGAAAGATCTACAAGTAGGATCAGTACAGTTAACCACAATACTGGCACCTAGCTTAATTCCGTCTGTTGTTAAGCGTCTTATCAAGCCTTTACTGGTCAACGCTGGCTCTAATAGCTGGTGGAGGGCTAATTAATGGGCTACGACGCTATTGTCAAAAAGAATGTCCAAAAAGCGTTTAAGACGATCGGTGATCTAGCTTCTACGGTCACATTATCTCAGAAAAATAGCAATGGCTTCAACTTTGCAACACAAGTTGTTTCTACTACATCCATTACAACCAAGGTCATAAAAGGACTTTTAGTGGAACAAAAGAAACCGATTGGTGGCGCAAGGGAACAGCCTTTGTTAAGCACATCACTTCAAATGGCATTTCAGTTTCAGTCAGCGGATTTAAAAGATCCTGATATTTATGACACAATTACAATGCAGAATGGCGAGGTATGGAAAATGGTACCTCCCTATAAAGATGATGGTTACCTAATTACAGTTAATGTATCTAAAGAGGCGTGATCGTGGATAAATACACTGCGCTTTATGAAGATGTTTATTCAGTATTTGCAACTAGTGATTGGAACGCTGAAAGTATTAAGACATTCCCGGAAAATTTTGTGGGCAATAACGTAGGTAGCACCTATATAAGGGTAGCTATCTTACCAAGCAGTAATGGCGCAAACTGGAGGTCAGTCAGTGGTCTTGTGATGATAGACATATTTGTACCTGCGGGTGGTGGTACTAGGAGTATCACCCAGATAGCAGATAAACTAGATAAATATCTAGCCGGACAAGAATTTAAAAACACTAATAATGGAAAAACTTCCTTTATCGGTAGTACTTTGTCCGTCTTAGGAAATGATAGAGATAACCCTAGTCTATATCGTGCATCCTATTCAATCCCCTTTAATTACTTTGGAGTTTAAAAAATAAATGGCTCATATTTCGTCTATCGGTGCTGGTCTTTTCTCTGACCTGTCCGTTGCTTGTGGTACTGCGCTTATTCCGGCTACGTATGACTCTACTGGTTTTGCTGCGCTATTCACCACCATTGATGCTACCCCGATTGCATCCCCGATTGCCGGTGGTTTCTTCCGTATTACGAACGTTCGTGATTTCCCGGAAATGGGTACGCCGCCTAATATCGTTAAGGTGCCTGTTTATGGTCAGAAACAGTCTAAAACTATTCAAGGCCAGGCTGATGCGCCTCAACTCGCAATTAACCTGAACTTTATCGCATCTGATTGGGATAGAGTTACTGGTCTTGGTGCTATGGTTGGTGATGGTATTACTCGTGCTTTCCGGTTCTCTTTGCTTGGTGCTGACCCTGGCTCTACTGCTACTTGGGCATCGTCTAACGCTGGCTATGGTGCGCGCGAGCATACGGTGTACTACTGGACTGGCAAGATGGAAGCTCTCCTTGTTAAGCCGGCGCTGACTGATGCTGTTACTGCAACTCTCACGCTGTCTATCAGTTCCGACTTCTATGGTGCTTACACGTACTAATAGTTAATCCAAGGGGGATGAGGTTGGTCGCCTCCTCTTAAAAGAGAGCTGCACCTAAGCTGCGCCCCTTATAGTATATCAGGAAAATATATGGACAATGTAACCTCCAAACCATTCAGTCGTGGGTATGTCCTTCGTACTACTGCTAAGCACATGCGAAAGAGTGTGGATATTAGTATTCGAAAGACATTTGAACGAATTGCTGAATTTGCTAATGATCAAGAAAAATCGAAAGAAATCTTCAGTACGCTATCAACGCTGCATTCTATGCGTAAGCAAATTGACGATTTTCAATTAAATAATAAAGAGGAATTCTCAGGAGAATAAGCATGACTACTCCGAAATTCAACCTCCCAAATCAAATAACGAAAGAGATAACTAAAATGAGTATTGCAAACCTAATCGGTAAGAAGATGTCCAAGACTGTTAAGTTTATGGGCGAAGACATTAAAATTTCTAAGCTGTCTGTAGCAGAAGTCTTGAAGATTCAAGAAGCTGCTAAAGACCTTGATACGGACGATAGTAAAGGTTTTGAAGTTCTTAAAACTGTTATCCAATCTTCTGTAGAGGGTGGTACCGAGCTGCAGGACGGTGATTTCGAGAATTTCCCTATGGATGAACTGTCTAAGTTGTCGAATGAAATTATGAAGTACTCTGGTATTGGTGGGGAAGAGCAAAAGGGAAAGTAATACTTAGTGACGAAGATCTTGTGATTTATGAGTTAGCTTTTCAGCTTCACATGCCTGTCTACGAGTTAGCAGACAACATGCCGTACTTAGAGCTTTTAGGGTGGATGGATTATTTTGAAAGACGCCCTATTGGTTGGAGAGAAGATGATAGAACACATAAAATTCTTCAATCGGCTGGTGTAAAAGCTAAAGGTACTGAGATTTTTGCGTCATTAGCTAGAATGCATGAACGCGCAAGAGCTACCGTCATTGATGGACAAATTTCTACAGGTAAGCTACAGGGCTCCTCTATGTTTGCAAAATTATTGTCAGCTAAGGGTGGCGATAATATAGGAGAAATCTTTGATAAAGCTAAAGGTAACGAACAATCTGGAGCAGGAGATTGCTAAGGCTGTAGAGGCTAAAGCACTAAAAGCTAAGCAAGCTCTAGTTGAAAAGTTAGCTGCAGCCACTCCAGTAGACACGGGTAGAGCAAGAAATGGCTGGCGACTTGAAGGGGATAAGATTATAAATGATGTAGATTACATTAGTGAGCTAAATCATGGATCCTCTAAACAGGCACCTTCGCATTTTATTGAGAAAACGATTCTAGCAGATAGTACTTTTAAGTTAAATGGTTCAATAACAATAGACCGCTGACTGCCCCTGATGGCTAACCCTTGTTGGGTTACCTGTCAGGGTTTTTAATGGAGATGATTATGTCAGGCGTTGTCATAGATGTCGAAACAAAAGCAAGTGCTGCTAATTCTGATTTAAGGCAGCTTAATGCACACCTTGCTAGTTTAATAAATTCCTCAAGTGCAGCTAGCAATGCGCTTAACAAAATATCTGGTGATTCTTTTAAGGGAATAACTAGTGAATCAAATAAAGCCTCTTCAGCTGTAGAGAAGCTTGGTAGAGCAGGAACAGGTGCGTTTAATACATTACTATCACCTATTAAAGCAGTAGGCAGCGCTTTAACTAGTACAACTTCACTAGTTAGTGGCCTTGTTGTGGCACTTGCAGCATTTAAAGGCTTTCATGTATTTAGTGATGCGGGAGATGACCTTATACGAATTCAGAATAGATTAAAACTTGTAACTACTAGTTCTTATGAACTGGCCGGTGCGCAACAAGCACTATATGGCATATCACGTGCAACAAATAGCTCTTTCAAAGATACTACTGATGTGTATTTTAATTTAGCGCGTGCTATGCAAAAGGTAGGTGCTTCGCAGACGGAATTGCTAGGTCTTACTACCACTATACAACAGACAGTAGCTATTTCAGGTGGAACTGCGCAATCTACATCTGCTGCCCTTATCCAATTGAATCAAGGTCTTGCATCAGGTACACTTCGCGGGGAAGAACTCAACTCTGTATTCGAGCAATTACCACGACTGGCTAATGCACTGCAAGATAGTCTAAAGATGACTTCAGGGCAATTGCGAGCTTTTGCTGCTGAGGGTAATTTATCCACTGTCATTGTCACGGATGCCCTAAAGAGCCAGGCAAAGACTATCTCGGCTGAGTTTGGTAAAACTACCATGACAGCTGCGCAAGGTATGGAACAGCTTAAAGGTTCCATTAATCTTTTTCTTGGAACTGTAAATCAGCTAGAAGGGTCATCCGCAAGATGGGGCCGCATTTACTCTACCATTGCAACCTATATAAATGAATTAACATCGAATATGGTACCGGCATTTTATACGGTATCTCAGGGAATGCGAAACTACATTGCAGACCTGACTAGATTTGATGCAGCAATGTTAGCATTTAGAAGTTTTAAGGCGTCTAAGATTAGTCTTTTTGACATCTATGGTGCATACAAAGAGTATTCACAAGCTAAAGAATTGCTTGCAAAGTTTAGATCAATCACAGGCGGTAAAGAAGAAAAGCGCTCTCTAATAGGTATAGAACTTCCTCAGTTTATGCAGAAGGCTCCTGATATGGAGAAGCCTGTGAAAACGCTGAAGGAAAATATGTCAGAGATATGGGGTCTCGCTAAAGCCTTCAGCTTCGCAATAACAGGTATTTTTGATAAGTTTACATGGCTAATCCCTGATATTAGGCTGCCACTTAAGACTGTTGATCAAGTTGTATCAAGTTGGTTCCGTCAGACTCAAACTGAGATAGAGTCGGCTTCTACCATTATGTTTAGGCCCTTTACACGCGCTCTGGAAGCTTTTTATCAGACTACTTCATTATATTTAGGTGGTGATAATGAGCTAGAACGTGCATGGGTGAAACTATTCAATGCGCGTGATATTGCTAGCTTTACATCCGAATTTACTAATCTCGGTGAAGCTCTTAGAAATATTCGTTTTGATAATTGGACTGTAATAGCTAACGACGACCGCTCCTGGATGCGTGGTATCTTAGAAGATGGCAAGGCTATACTCAGATTCTTTAACATAATGGATAACCGACTTTTATTTATAAATAATATTCGGTTTGATCGTGTTATCTCAGGTATACAAACATTAAGCTCTATTGTAAAACGTGTGTATCAAGACGTCATCTTTCCACGCATTGCTCCTACTGCAATGTCTGTATATCTGTACATAGCTGGTGCCATGAATGCATTGAAAGATGCTATTACGGACAATTTCACGGTATCTTCTGGTGAGAAGCTTGGTAAGGCTCTTACACAGGGATTGCTGAGCGCCTTTACAGGAATAAGCGTTTACTTCGCGAATCTGTTTCAGAGTATGAATAGTAGTGGTTTTACGCTAAAGCCTAAGTCGGACATGACCAAATTTGTTGAAGGTTTTAAAGAAGCCTTTATATCTATTGCAGAGTGGTTAGAGTCATTCTTTAAAACAGTAATGTCACAAATTGGTAGCGTCTTACTAAAGGCACTGTCATCCACGCTAAACAATGCGATGGCCGGATCTGCTAAAGCGATAACGGGAAATTCAGCTATTGCAAGTGCTTTATCTTCTTACTTAAAAGGCGTTTATTCTCGCAACTTTAAATTCCAATTCCAATTTGACCCCTCTGAGATTGAGAAAGCTGTACGCATATTGGATAACATGTTCGCCTTAATCATATTATCAGCATATAATATGGCAACTAAAGTTGAGAGTCGAATTGAGAAGTTTGGTAAACGTATTAAAGATATATTTTTCGACATCTACGATTCCGTTGTAGGACATTCTTATTGGCCTGATATGGTTGATGGAGTTGTTGCGTATACAGATAACCTATTTGGGGCGCAGTCAAAGGTTGAGAAATTTAAAGATGGCGTAGTTGCTACCTTTATCTATATCAAAGATGCATTTAATAAAATTAAGACGCGCTTTAGTGAATCCGTAGGTAGCATTGCATTAAAGCTTGAAAATATTGATTACGGCACCTTAGGTGTCAATCTTCGCCAACTAGTGTCTGCATCTTTACTTGCTGGATTAGTATTCGTTTTCGGCGGTGGCGTTGCTCGTGCAATTATTCTTGATTTCTTTGCAAGTACAGTGTTTGATGGTATGCTGGCTTCGTTAGGCAACTTTCCCCAAACAATTGCCAAATTAATTGGAGAAGGTGCTGGTGTAATTGGTAAGACTATTGCGGGTAGTTTCTTAAATGGTCTAAACCTTGTTGTCGAAGGTCTTCCTTCTTTTGTACAATCTTTTCTAACTGGGCTAGGCCCTGTTTGGGACATGGTAGCTAGATTTTTAGGTGCAGGTCCTTCAAATAATTTACTATATGCGCTATTTGCTGGCACTGCCGTATATGCACTAAAGGCCAAGGATGGCCTAAAAGATATAAACACGTTAATGACGGGTATGGCAGCAAAGAAGCCGAAAGATCCTGTAAAAGTTGGTGATGGCATTTTAGATTATGCGAAGGCTATCTTAAACATCAAAGATAAAGTCGGACCATCATTGTATGAACAAGTGCTAGGTAAGAATCCTGCATTATTCGCAATCGGTTTGGCCGCTATCTCTAGCTCTTATCTTAAAAGTATTACGTTAATGGAAGGCGCGTCGGTAGGTATTCCGCTAATTACTCTTGCAATACTAGGTAAAGATGCAGGAGGCCGTGCTATACGTGAAGCAGTTACAGTATTGCCTGTGACTATTTATAAGGCACTATTTGCAGCGGCATCTAGGTATAAAGCTACTAGCTGGCTAACCGCTATGCTACCTGATCCTACTGTTGCAGGCACTAATTTTATAAGTTCTTTTATCGGCAGTATAAGAGCTCCGCAGGGCGCTTTAGCTAAGGCAACAGGTGCGTTATCTAGTGGCATTATAGAGATTATGCATAATGTACAAAGAAACGCTAAGGACTATGGCGCAGGTAGTATATCCTTTATAGATATGCTGCTTGACCGAAATGCAAGCATAGGGCCGCTACCTGGTGGCGCAAAGGTGGCGATATCTCAGTTGTTTAGTGAGTTTACGGCTGAGATTGCCAAGTTCAAAATAGGAAATACCACCGTAGCTGGTCTAAAAGACTCGCTAGTAGCTGTGTTGAAGAACGCGTGGGGTACTGCCTCTGCTTACTTTAGTATAGGCGGAAATGGTAGCCAAATCATTAATAATATTATTGATATGGGCAGTTCTGTCAAGAAAAATCTTGGAGAGATTGTTCGTAATGTTAGTGGCTTTGTTAAGAGTACTTTTTCTGTAGTCTCAGATGGCTTTAAGGGACTAGCCGGGGTAATAACTAGTAAACTTGGTGTATTTCTTATCCTAGCTGGTGCATTTGCGGGTATGGCGCAGGCTGCAACGGGTTCATTAGATGCTTTAAATGATACTGGTGCAATGGTAGGCGCACTAGTGAAAAATCTGGCACTACTCTCCTTAGGGTTGTATGCAGCGGGTGTAGCTTTCAGATCGCTCCATGCTTACTCTGCTGGAAAGAGTGCTTTTATAGAGGCTGCAAAGATAACAACAATGACGCACCCCGACACAATAGCTAGGGGCCAAATCGCGTATGCACATGTGCTCGAAAAAGCTGGCAGAGGAAAGGATGGCAGGGAATCAGCGGAGCTTGCCCGTAAGTACATTATAGAGTCTGAGGGCAAGGCTGCAGCGGATGCAGCGGCGGCTAGCAACGGTTCATTCAAAGCTGGCATGGCCTCAGTTAAGGCGTATCTTACTGGCGTTGTAGACGCAATATATAGTGCCTTAAAGACTCTTAGCGTTCATCTAAAGGAAGCAGGTACATGGGCCTATGAACTTGCAAAAAATACTGTATTAACGAAGGCATTCTGGACTAATTTAGGTACTTCTGTAATGGAGTTCGGAAAGAACGCCGTATCTGTTTTATCGAAATTGCCAATACTTGCTGCTAATCTAAGCCTGTTATTCACAGGTGCAGGGGTGGCGATGAGTGCATTATTTGGTGCAGGTGTCGTTGCAGGTATGGCCAGACTAGTTTCAACATTTAGAACACTTGGTGCTGCTGCAGGAGCTACACTTCTCTTTGGCGAGAAGATGGGCGGCGCAATAGCCAGTTTAGGCCGTGGAATTATGTGGGTTGTTGGTGGATTGCTCTCAATAAAAACTCTAGTTGTAGGTCTTGTTGCCGCAGGGGTTGGTATGCTAAGCTTGTGGATATTTGGCCCAGGCGATACATTCATGTCTAATCTTGAATGGGCTAAGGATAAGATAATGGGTTTGTTCGGTTCTGCTGAAAAGGGTAGACTGGCACGTTCACTTAATATGAAAGAAATCTTAAAAGATTCTAGCATAGGCGAACAAGAGTTCAAGTTTAAGGCAAACTTTGATTCAATCGATTTCGGCAAGATGTCTGAGCCGCAGTATAAAGTACTGACAGAAGCTTCTAAGGTTACTGCTGAGACTATTGATCGCATGAAAGATATGTATATCTTGCAAGGCAAGCTAACCCACGAACAAATGGCCGAGCTTGATAATGCGATAAAACAACAAGAGAATCTAATGGCTAGTATGCCAAAAGATGCTAATACAGATATCGTTAAGGCTGGTGTAAAACTAACGAGTGATCTAACTTTCCAGGATAACTCGTTTTCCAATGGAGTAGTCAACCTCATAAGCTCTATGTTCTCTGATACGTTTAAGGATTGGTTAGACTCTCCTTCTATTACAGCTAAACGCGAAGATACTATGGGATTTCTATCGACTCTTTGGGATAACATCGGGATGGTTACCACCGGTATTGCAGCTGCTGTTGCCTTAATAGCAGGCATTCCTGCGTTAATAGTGGCTGGTATTACAGCATTGATTCTTTCTATTCCATATGTTTATGATGCGCTTAAGGCTGTAGTAGTTGGTATCTGGGATGGATTGAAGTGGATCGGTAGTCAATTCGCAGGGATGTGGGATGGTGTTAAATCTACTTGGAAGCTAGCAGCAGAAGAACTGAAGACAATAATGCATCCTCCTTTATCTGCAGATCGCCAAAAGCAATCTGACGATGCGTCTGCGAAGTTTAATAGGATTGTACAACGGCAGGACTATCTTAAGGAAGAGGAAAGAACTTCTTACGTCAAGGCTGAAAAGGCATACGGCAGCGACCAAGCGGCCTACAATAAGAAACTTGACGGTGGTCTCTTCAGCAAGCGTAGCGGTGAGTCTATTGCGCAGTATGAAGCTGAGCTTGAGAAACTTAGGCTAAAAGCAGAAGAGTCAAAGAAGACATTCGACGAGATGTCTGATTCTCTAGATAAAACGTTACAAAAGCGAGAAGCGGTTAAGGAATACAGCAATTATTTCTCTCAACTTACAGCTGACGCAAAAGAGTTTTTAAATATAGATTTCGGTAAAGGCGGCGTAGACTTCTTCGGCAAGAGCGATGACGAGTACCAGATGCGTGTTCTTGCGGATCATTATAAAGAGACGCTTGCGCAGCTGAAAGTGGATTCCGAAAATGCAGATTTAGCTGTGCCGCTTCGTATAGATGCTGCCAAGACAAAGATGCAGGCTAAGGAACTTAAAGACTATCTGGATAATACAGTATTCTTCAATCAAAAGCTTGAATATCAAATTAAGATCAGCGGCGTAGACACTACAAAAGAAGCTCTGCAGAATATGTTCGCATTTGATCCGCAAGCAGCGAAAGAGTGGGACCAGGCAGTAGCCAATGTCCGTATCTACCAAAATCTTCTAGATCAACTAGTAGCTGACAACGCACCCACTGAGAACATTAAAGCTGTTACAGAAAGCCTGTATGAGCTAAAGAAAATTGCTGCTGAGAAAGCTCCCCAAGGTAACTTCCTAGAGGCCATGAATAAGCAGCTGACTAAGCTCGGTGCAGCAAATATGGAAACTAATGTATTTGCACATATGAGCAAAGATATTAACGACAAGTTAAATATCAAGTTAGCTGCCGCTGTAAAGCTTAAGCAGGAGATGGAGAAGCCACAGGCAAAGCCAATATTCGCTACGTTACAAGAAGAGCTCAGAGCGATATTACAAGGGTTACGTGACATAGAGAGGCTTCGAGCAGAGGCGGCTCGAAGTGCCCATAAGAATCTGCAAGCGGATCCTACTATTAGTGCAGGAGAGAAGGCGGCAGAGGCTTCGCGGTATATTGGCAAAACTGCACCTGACCAAATTATGCGCAATCCTAAGGCGCTTGCTGCATGGAATAAGCGTGCAGAAACTATTAAGGATCTTGAGATCGATCGTGATACAGGAAACTTAGATGCACTTGCGCTCGCTCGTAACGGTCAACGGCTTGCTGCTGAAAGAAAGGCTTTAGCTAAATCTGAAGAAGTTCTTCCAGATCGCTCTACCTCTCAAATATTATCTAATTTTGCAGGGGTTGGTGCTCAATTTACATTGCCAGAGATTACCCGCTTCAAACGCGTAGATCCTGAAATGTTTGCTAATCTGAAGAGGTCTGCTGATGAAGTAGAGCGAATGAATTTCGCGATGTCACAGGGTGTAGTTGGTGAGTCTAAGATGCTAGAGTATAGCAACAAGCTAGCCGCTGCACAGACGCTAGGGGCAGAAGCTTTTAATAAGTATAGCTTTAAGTCTGCTGAAGATGCGCTGAAGCGAATGACAGACGCAGGTCTTAGTATAGATGTGGAAAAATTAGCTAAGCTTGGAAATAAACAGTACAATGAGTACGCTACCATAGCTGATAAAGTGGCGGCTAATAATGTTAATCTGACTGACAAGAACCTCAAAGGGCCATTAAAAGAGGCTGCTATTACTATAAAGGCAGAGTTGGATCTGCAGGTAGCTAAAATTAACTTAAGAGATTCTAGTTTTGTAGATCAGCTTAAAACTATAAACGAACAAATGCCAGACTTGAATCTGTCAATGCGAGACTATCTAACACTGACTAAAGAACAACGACAGAACCTCTTTGACTTGGCTGCAGAAGGTAAATCTGCAATGGATCAGATTAGCAAGCTAGGAGTATCCTTAGGTGGTGTAGCTGGCAGCTCTGAAGAGTTCGGTAATCGTATGAAAAGCTTACAGAATAAACTTGAGGCTAATAGCAATGCATCTGCGGAAGTAGTATACCAAATGTCTACACCTGCAAAGAAAGTGGATATGACGCTTAGAAACACGGGCGTGGGCGTGCCTGAAATGCCAGGCTTGGTAGGTAATAGCGACCTCACTAGAATGAAGTCATTAGGAGACAGCATCAGGCAATCAAAGACAAAACTTGCGCTTGACCCTGGTATGAGTGCTGCGTCTCAACAGCTAATTAATAAGGAAATTGAGCTTTGGCAAAAAGAACTTGCTGAATTAGTAGAAGCTTCTGGCAAACGACTGCAAGATACGCAGGTCTACCAAGCAGGTGCAGCAATGGCAGCTGATATGAAAACATCTCTAGGTGATGGAATAAAGAGTGTGATGAAAGGAACTTCCACAATCCACGATGCAGTAAAGGCATTTGGAAAAACATTAAGTGAAAAGATTATCGATTCGTATGTAGATGGCATGACTAGCGCAATCTTTAAGCCTAATGGCATAATGGATACACTTTTTAAGAACTTGGGCTCCTCACTGTTTAGGGATGGCTCAAAACTAGCTGGTGGAAATGGTGAGCGAGACTTAGTAGCTTCTAATATATCTTTAGAGAGAGCTATTAGTGATCTGGCCACTCAAATACGAGGAGCATTGGGATTCGGTACAGATAGCAAGGATACTATCACCCAGTCCAGCGCAAAAGATGCATCTGCTACGGAGACCGGTGTAGCTCTTACAAAGGCAACCACCAAAGGTGCTGACGTCGATACGCTCAGTAGTTCTGGAGGTATATCATCTTTTGTGGGACTGTTCTCCAGAAATCCATTGGTAACAGGCCTAGCTAAGCTGTTTGACACAGCTTGGGCTAAATTTGGCAAGATACTTGACAAAGGCTGGAGCAGTTTAAAAGAAACTCTCGCTCCTACTTGGGAAAACCTAAAGAGCACCTTAGATACATCTTGGACCTTTCTTAGCAAAAATCTAAGCGGATTTTGGGGAGAATCTAAGAAAGCTTTAAATGGTGTTTGGGACACTATGAAAGGCAAATTAGAGTCCTCTTGGTCTGAATTGAAAGGAACCATGAGTGGTGCTTGGGATGAGCTCAAGGGTACTTTAGGTGGTGCTTGGGATAACCTGAGTGGAATGCTAAGTGGGGCTTGGGAAAGCCTCAGTGGATCCCTAGGCGACATCTTCAGCAGTCTGGGAGATTCTCTTAGCAGCCTGATTAGTGGGCTAGGTAGCAGTAGTGGTGGCAGTGGTGGTTGGATATCCTCCCTAGTCAGCCTATTTTTAGCTGATGGCGGACATGTCTCAGGGCCAGGAACAAGCACGTCCGACAGTATCCCTGCTATGTTATCGAATGGCGAATTCGTTGTCAATGCTAAATCTACCGCAAAGTTTAAGCCACTAATTGAGGCTATTAATGCAGATCACCTGCCAAAGCTAGCGATGGGTGGTATAATCCATCTTGCAGAGGGCGGATTGGCCGGTAACAACCCATTACTGTCTACAATGGCAGCTGGCTTATCGAATGATAGCAGGTTGTCAGATGCAGCATTTAAGAGAGATAAAGCAGTATCCACACAGTCTACGTTTAACATCAATATTACAGGTGATGTGAGTAGACAGACACGCGCTGAGATTCAAAGAATGATTCCTCAGATTGCAACAGGTGTTGGTTCTTATAACCGTGAGAAAGGAACGCGAAGATAATACAATGGTGGCAGTAATCATATATAGATTACCCACCGTATTTCTTTTTAATATCATGAAAATAATAAAAGCTAGTTTATACAATAAGTTAGAAATCATAAACAATGCAGTGATGGTAAACGGAAAGCTTGTAGACCCAGATGCTGCTTGTATTAAGCGAACGTGTAGTGATAAAATTAATAAAGGTATTTTAGGATACGGACTTATTTATGTAATAGATGTAACTTCAAATTGTAACACTAAATGCGATTATTGCTATTATCCTATTACACAAAAAGCAAAAGATCGCAGCATTGATAGCATCATAGAAGAGGCTATTCTTAGTGGTCACAACAACTTCATATTGATGGGCGCAGAACCTACTACGCGTGTAGACTTGCCTGAAATAATAAGAAAACTAAAAGATTTAGGATTTCGCGTGGGTATCTGCACAAATGGCTTAAAACTGATTCACAAGGACTACTTGCAAGAGTTAATCTCGTCAGGGCTTACCTCTCTAAGTTATTCTATGCACTTCAGCAAGGAGTATGCCATTTCTAGGAGTAAACTCCAAGTTTTAAAGAATATAGCAGATAGCAAGATAAAGATAATGCAACTGTCCTTTACGGTAAATACCTTAGAGGAAATAGGCATGGTTTTAGAGATGATCAAATTGATTGGCAGTATAGGAATCAAGCCAAAACAATTTTGTATTAGAGCTGGAGCTGCTATTGGCAAATGCACAAATGATTCTAATTTGTATATGTCAGATATGATCAAACTACTAGAATCTGAAGGAGCTACTGTTATTAAAGATAGCGGAAATAATTTATATTTCTGTGAGATGATGTTCTTTAAAAATCACATTCATTTAGCAAGGTGGCCTACAAATGATACTGCATTGCCGTATAGCACAACAGGTCCTATCTTTAACACAAAGGCAGGTCCAACATTGTCGCCAATGACTCAAATCATTTTAGCGGATCCTCTAATTGAAACGGTAGAGCTGCCTAAATTACTGGAGGCTCAGGATGTTCTTTTCAAATAAAATATATCCGACCCTTGGTGTAAAGGCACCCTTACTGCCTACTACTGAGAGTGTAAGTATACGTAAGGCTGTGTTGTATGACGTAAACAAAATAATGGAAATGGCGATAGAACTTCACGGACTATCCTCCGTAAACTTAAGTGGTGTTGCTAAGCCTAAGACGCTGAACGCGTATAAGAGGGCTATTGTAAAGGCAATTAATGGAGATGGTTTAGTACTCGTCGCAGAAAACTGTAATGGGCTATTGGCCTACATAGCAGGGAGATATACTCCGAACATTTGGTCAGATGATATTGTAGTATTGCTTGAGTTTGGATTTTTTGGAAAGACCAAACGGGCGAGCGTACTACTTTTAAAAGAATATATTTCTCAATGCAAGATATTAAAAGCCTCAGGTGTCATTCAAGTGTACACTATGGGGGAACTTCCAGGTATTTCACCTGATTACTCAAAGCTTGGACTACAACCGGCGGAGCGAACATGGGTAGCATAAAGGAAAATAAATGTTATATGGTATACTTAAGAATGCAACGAATACGGGCTTAGATTCCGAGTTACAGTACGTATTCTCCACGCCTTTGTCAATCATAAGCAATCAGCCTGCATACGTTCAAGATATGCTAAATTTAAAGCGTCGCGCTAATCCTCAAGGAGTGCAACGCTGGGAGATTGAGGCTGCTATTGCCAGCTCTAATGATAATGCTAATTATTTAGTGCACTCTATCCTGAATGGATATACCGAAGAGTTTTTTGTGCGCATGCCACAGGTATACGGTGTGCCACTCTCTACGCAGAATACAGGGAGACTCGTAAGCGCGTTGCTCCCTAATATTGATACATTTACGCTAACAGGAGGTGTAGGTCTAAATGTAGGTGAATTTGTACAATTCCAAGGATTCTCTAAGGTTTATGCGGTCGTAGACGGTGGTGTCGACGGCGTAGGGATAAGACTATCTCCATCTTCTCGTGATACAATACCTGCTAATACGCAAATAGTTACTGGAGGAAAAGTAACTATGGTAGCGAGGTATGATGCCTCTTCTATATTAGGTATAGTTTACACAGACGGTGTACTTAGTGAGCCAGGTAGCGTTAAACTAATAGAGGCATTATAATGCGTGTCTTTAATTCTAATATAAAAGCAATACTAGCCTCTGGAAAGGTTAGTATATTTTACTTAGTCAGTATACAAACGCCCTCTCAGCTAATTCTAGATACTACTTTACATTACGATATTAATATCCCCGCTATCGGTACTTTTAATGCCAGCGCAGGACTATCTATCGTAGAGGCGCCTAGATTATCAACTGCCGTAGACAGAGAAGCTTACAAGATAACGTATGCAGATCCTATGTTTGAAAAGCGCGCATTATTCGAGGCAGGCCTTACAGGTTCCCGCGTCACAGTATATGTCGCTTTCATAAATACCTTACCATACAGTATAGGAGGTGCAGCGCCTGGGATGCCCTTGGTAAATGTGTCGGATATGATTATTGCATACTCTGGTTACGTGGATACACAAGGCTATGCAATGGATCCACATGAGGCGACAGTATTTGCTGTTATTGAATGTGCAAGTCCCATGGCTAGCTTGGGGTTGACTAGGGGATTTTATACATCTAAGGAAGCGATGTCACATATAAATCCTGCTGATACATCATTTGATCAAGTGACAATAAATGCCTCTAAAACAACATATCTATGGGGTAAAATATAATGGCAACAGTAGTCGCTGCAATTGTAGAATTCGTAGCATCTTATGCAATGGTTATCGAAGCAGTATTGGTAGTAGCTGCTGTGGTAGTGCAGCAAGAAGCCGCTGCTGCTGCCAAGCGCAAGCAAGAAGCCGCTGCAAGGGAAGCCGCACGAAAGGCAGATGAGGCAAAAGGTGTTCAGCTGGTCACAGCTGGAGAAGTTGCTACGCTAAAAGTTGTATACGGCAGAAACTTTGTAGGAGGTATACGTGTATATCATAATACCTTTAATAATTTCATAGCAAGCGCACCCGCTGCTGGTGGTCAGGTCTTTACTGCAGGTGGATTGGAAAGCACAATCACTGGTACAAAACACGAATTTTTGATAACACAGCAAGCATTATGTTTTGGAGGCATTCAAGCCTGCTATGCGGTTGATATTGATGATAGAAAAATAAATGGTGAGTATGTAAACGCATATAATGAGGTTGTGTATGACGGTACGGGCACCCTAATAAGCCCCTATACATTTGGCTGCAAAACGCATATCTATCTGGACGGCAATGTTGCTGACCCTCTCATGATAGCGAACGATGCTGCCCGAGCTAATTCAGTATTTACTAATACTGCCTATGCAACTTGTGTATATCGTTTAAATCGTGATGACTCACAGTATAGTGGTGTCCCTACTGCGCAATTCTATATAGAAGGTATGCGCGTAAAGCATATAACAGGAAGCGTAGGTAATAGAACATTAACCTCCACAAAAACATATTCAAATAATCCTGCGTTATGTATCATTGATTACCTAACTAATACCCTTTATGGGCGAGGCCTGCCAGAGTCTGAACTAGATTTAGATTCTTTTTACACAGCATATATTGTAAGCGAAACTGTGATTAACAGTAATGTACCTATAAATGGCAAGCTACTAAAAGGTCGTGGGTCGCAGTTGGATATCAAGATGTATGAGTGTAATATGACGCTTGACTCTAGCGTAGCTATTCGTGACAATATTGAGAAATTATTAGAGACATTTGGAGATGCGCAGCTAATTTGGTCGGGAGGTAAATACAAGTTACAAATTGATTGCCCTACCGTATACGACAATGCAGTAACGTATGCTATAGGGCACGTTGTACAAATCTCCACGGAAACAACAGTAGATCTTTATGAATGCATATTAAGCTGTAGCGGCGTAGCTCCTCCGAATGCGATATATTGGAAGCTATATACTGTAGCTGAAATAACGGACAATGATATAGTGAGGGACGGCACCACCAGTATAAGTTGGCCTAATGCGCAGACACGCCTTAATTTCGCTACTTGTCGCTATTTAAATGAGGCGAAGGATTTTAAAGAAGACACGGTAAGTTGGCCTGATAAATTAGGAGCAGTTTACGCTGATTACCTGAGTCAAGATAGTGGTGAATTATTGGAGACTGAGATTTTTGCGACAGGCGTTGGTTCTTATTATAGTGCACTGGCTAAGGCAGAGCAGCTCGTTAGGACCAGCAGAAGTGCTACCACGTATGAGTTTACGGTTAATAGATACCTTATCTACTTAGAGCCTGGTGACAAAATCAAAGTGACTTCAGAGGTTCTAGGTATTCCAGGAGAGCTTCTGCGAGTGTTAGAGACACTACCAGACGGTGATGGTAAGATCAAGATATCTGCAGTTAAATTTGATGCAAGAAATTTGGCGTATAATACCCCGGATAACGAGATAGTTCCTGTTAGAAACTTATATAATACGGATATCCCGAATATCTCATTGGCAAATATAACCTATATTACAGATAACTATGCAGGTGCCTTGTCCTGGACTGCCGTGACGGATAATCGCGTAATAGGTTATCAAATATTAATTACCTTAAATTATTTAGGTGCATCTACTGTATGGGAAAATGTAGGAACTACTTCCGAGCTGCACTTTAGGTTGCCAGATGTGTATGGTGCTACAGTATACGCAACAGTAGTTCCTATCACAGCTGGTAACAGACGTGCACCAAAGGCAGGGTGGCCTGTCAAGACAATCACATATACAGCGCCTACGCCGCCACCAGCTATTACAATAAGTATTACTAATATCGGTATAACGCTAAGCTGGGCACCGTCTACTAGTTTACGGCTTTCGCAGTATGAAATTAGAAGAGGCGGAAAACTACCTGGAGACCCCAGTTATATAAATGAGGAAACCTCTTGGCAAGAAGCTATTTTAGTGGAGACATGTAAGATTACAACAGTTGACTTGCCACCTTTACCTCTTGGGGTACAGGTATATCGCATTAAGGCAATTGATAGTAATGGTGTGTACTCTACTAGTCATACTAGACAGCAAATAACAATAGCTCCAGCAGCAGCCACCACAATAGTTCCTAATGTCATTGATAATAACGTAATGCTATATTGGTCGGCTTCCGTGTCAATGCAACGGGTAGAGACCTATGAAATTCGTAGAGGTAATGTATACGAGAATGCTACCGTTTTAGGTCTAAAGTCTGGACTGTTCACAACAGTGTTTGAGAACATTGGAGGTGCCTACAAATATTGGGTTACTCCTGTAGATATAGCAGGTAACTTTGGGATCTCAGCTAGCGCAACTGTTAGTGTGTCTGACCCTACGGATTTTACACTTAGGAGCTTTGACGAGAGCTACTTAGCAAATTCAACCTACTTTGCAGTTACGGAAAGCGGCGCAACACACGCTTCCACATACGTAGACTCTACTTATTGGGTTGAAGGTTATGCTATATTTAATGTGCTATTAGCCACAGGGGGTTACCATCAGGAAATTGTTGACCTCGGCAAAGGCGCGCCATTATCAATTAATTCATCTAAATATACAATTGCTCCTAATTATACGGTGATTTCAGGCACACCGACTCTACAAGTAGACGTTAGTTATTCTGCCGACGGTACAACGTGGAGCCCAGCTGCTATTGGATTAAATGGAAATGCTTATACATTCAGATATTTAAAGGTTAAATTGAGTGTAATAGGTACTGGCTCTATTCTTATTGATAAATACTCTATAACGCTGTCAACAAAAGCTTTGACAGAAATGGGAAAAGTATACTGCACGCCTCCTTTGGCAGTGACATCTGTATCTGGAAATGGCGCTACAGCAACTGCTAATTTTGCCGCACAACCTCTAGCGATACCTGTAGGTAGCTACGTAGACATTGTTGGTGTAATACCTGCAGGATACAACGCTACTGCAATAGTAACGGCATCTACCACAAGTAGTGTGACTTATGCGTGTACGGCAACAGGTGCAATGACGACAGCAGGTACAATAAACGCTAACGGCGCAAGAGTACCGTTTACAAATAGCTATGTGGATATACAATCTATAAATGTCTCAGGCAGTGGCACAGTTCCTGTATTGCCAATTTATGACTTTCAGGATGTCCCAAATCCAGTAGATTTTAAAATATTGCTATTCACAACTAATGGTGATAGGACATCGGGGTATGTCAGTTACTCAATAACAGGGGTGGCATAACGAATATAGGCAGTTCTAGAGGGCGGAACCCGTTAAATTAATGATAAGGGGCCGCCCTCCTTTATTCCCTTAGATCCCTATTGTATTATGTATAACCAAATAAAATAAAAAGGAAAATCGATGGCTAGGTCACAATTAGCTCCTACGTCAATTGACTTACAAAGCGATACAGGTAGTGTTCTATGGTCACTGATACAGGGCGAGCAGCTCGAGTTTCCCATTACATTGAACTTTCTTACAAACGCTGGCGCAGGCTACACCTACGAGGCTGTAATTGTGGAAGCTGCAAATGTATTGGGGGACACTTCAATTCCCACTACCTTTCGAGTAGGTGGTGTAGAAACTACACTTGTAGTTAGAGTTCCGCCTGAGAAAGGAAATTGGGCAGCTGCTACTGCCTATAACAGAGAGGATGTAGTACTTTACAACGGCATTTACTATAAGCTTTCGTCTGGTGTTGCCAGAGTATCTGCTACACCGCCGACTTCTGATGTATTGTGGGAAGTTTATGTACCAAATAAAGTGTATATTCAATTTCCTAAACTTCTTACCTTAACTCCCGCATATGCAGTGCAACCTACAAATGTGTCATCTGTTCATGGTTTCTTCGAGTTGGCTGTGACTGAGCCTGCTGGTGGTGTATTTCAGCGCACGTGGAAACCGATGAGAGGGGTTGTAGAGATTTTATTCAGTCCTACTGAGCAGGTATAATAATGACTTATAAACCTGTACCCATTGTAAAGACTATCAATGTTAGCGCAAGAAATATAGGTACAGCTCAATACTTGAGTAGTGCCTATACGGCACAGAAAACTACACCTGTTAAGTCAGTAGAATTACCTACTTACCCCTCAGTCATCGCTAAAGTTCTAAACAAGGTCGTTACTGTATCACTTCCTCAACAAGCGTCTTCAGGTAACACTCAAAATAATAGTAATCTAATCAATATATTTCAACCCGATATAAGATTGACTACAGATGGATACGGCCCCTTGAGTACCCCGAGCATGTTCGATGGCCTTGCTATAATATGGCGCTCAAGAAAGATAGCGTATGGGGGTGTCCATTTCGGTAGTCGATGTATTGCTTCACAAGGATTTCTTAATTAAGGAGAAGTATGGCAAATATTACAACACGCGCTACTGCCAACACCCCTGCGGTATCTGGTACTTGTACTAACAAGGGATCAGCACTAACGAATGCTGAGCTTGATGCAAATTTTATTTCGCTTAATGACGCGAAAGTAGAAAGCGCCACTAACTCTTCTACTGATGGTAAGCTACTTGCTTCGTATGGCGCTACAGGCCGTAAAATTAAGGAGGCAACAGGTGCCGAAATTGCAGCGGCATTGGGTTCTGCAGTTGTAGGTAATGCTACACACGCTGTTAGCGCTGATAGCGCTACTACCGCAGGGACCGCTGGGGCACTTACTAACTTTGGATTGACTAACACAGGCGCTAATACTGACTTTAATGCCTGTATAATTCCTGGTATGTACCGCGTAAACGCTGCCGCAGTAAATGCGCCGCCTAACGCTGCTGATGCCTATGGCCAATTGTGTGTTATGCGTGGCGGCATGGCGGATACTATCACACAGATCTATGCACCATACTCTAGTGGGCATCTCTACACTCGATCGGGTAATCCTGCATCTGTGGGTGGTGGTGGAAATTGGACGTCTTGGCGTGCTGTTATTGACAGTGCCTCAATAGGTACAGGACTGTCTTGGGATAGCGCGAATTATGTGTTAAATTGTACTGTCGTAGCTGCCCCAAACCCATACTCGACCGTATTTGATACAACTGTGGGTACACGTAGCATAAATGTACCAGCCGGTTGCACGCGTGCAAGGGTTACTGCTGTTGGGGGTGGTGGTGGAGGTGGTGGTACTAATGGCGTAGGTGTTCTTTGGGGCGGCAACGGCGGTGGTGGCGGAACAGCTACATCCATGATTACTGGACTTACTCCTGGTGCTTCAATCTCATATACCGTTGGCGCAGGTGGTTCTGCCGGCGGATTCGGTGCTGGCGGCGCTGGACAAGTATCTTCGTTTGGTGGCTATGTAACAGCGACAGGCGGCGGAGGCGGTGGTGCGCAAAATGGGGCGCAGGGTGGTGGTGGTGGTGGCTCAGGCAATTTCGTGAAAAATGGTACAACGGGTGTTTATCAAGTTGGTGGTGGTATCTCTGCGCAGTATGCTTGGAATGTTACATCTGGACTGATAACGTCAACTGCTGGTCTGATGCGACAGGCAGGCTACTTTACAGGCTCATATGATTCTTATAATGGTCAGCCTGGTTCTGGTTGTGGTGCAGGCGGTGGTGGCGCTCAATCAAATAGTTGGGGAGGCTCCGGTGGTGCCGGCTCTGCAGGTTGTATATTTATTGAATGGGGTGTTTAAATGAAAGCTTTAATATCACCACAAGAGACTGTGAATGGCACTAGCCGCGTCGTTGCAGTAGAAGCTGTTGAATTTAATGTAGCCCCGCCACTCTTTTGGGTACCCTGTAACAGTAATATCCGTGTAGATATGCGCTTCAAGGACGGTGTTTTCTCAGATGCTTCTTTGCCTACCTTAACGCTAGCTGAGTTTAAAGCAGCGCATGATTGGCATATAAACGCACCCGCGCTAGCCCGAGGTTACGACAGTTTTGCAACATTTGCGTTGCGCGCAATGAGGGCAGGCCCCTGGCAAGCTGAGGGTATCTTATTTTATGATTGGATGGAAGCTTGCAACGTGGCTGGGTACACTTTACTTAATGAAGTTGAGAGTGGAAACAGAGCTGCTCCTCTTACTATTAACGAGTACTTGGAGTTGTTACCGCCTCTGCCGGAGGAGTTGCAATGATTCAATACCTATTGCGATTTCCTCTTTATCTAGCTGTCATAATCTTGCGCTATCCTCTAGCCTTTATTGCAATAGGCTTTTTTGCCAAAAGGGGCGCACTATTGTTTCCTTTTAAATGGTTATCTACAATAGATAATGACACCTATGGAGATTCGGGTTGGAAAGCTGAACACCTGATAGGGACCTCCCCTGAATCTTATTTTAATCAAGTTAGGTGGCTCTGGCGAAATGGCGGTAACTATTTCAATTACTATTGTATCGGAGTACCTTTCTCAGGCAGGCCTCATTGGGCTTTTTGGTACAAGCGGCGTATACCTTTTTTCTTCAAAAGATTCTTGGATTTGCGAATAGGGTGGTCAGATTATGCTCTACAAGACCGCTGTAAATATGTATTTACCCTCAGAGTTAAGACAAAGGAGTAGCAATGAAAACTGTTCGATTGGTTAGATTTGATCGCGGCAGTCAAGGAACCTTTGGAAAAATATACTACCCAGGACATATAAGATATACAGGGGAGTTACCTTGGCGAAATAACAAAAGTAATCTTTCCTGTATCCCTACTGGAACCTATAAAGTGATTTGGGCGTTGTCTCCTAGACTTAAAAAGTACACTTATAGATTATGCAACGTCCCTGGTAGAGGAGGTATTCTGATTCATTCGGCAAATCTGATGGGTGACGAAATGCTTGGGTATAAGGTTCAATTAAAGGGTTGTATAGCAATCGGCGAACAACTAGGCAGGCTGCATAACCAAAAGGCAGTACTTGTATCTAGACCTGCTGTTAGCAACTTTGAGCTCATAATGGGTAAGCAACCATTCTTATTGGAGATTTCTGATGCTGGAACTATTTAGTACTGTGTTCGGTGCTATCTTTAGTGGTGGCGCCACGGGTATTATCGGTGTCGTTGCTCAGAGATATGCTGACTACAAAAACAAACAGCTTGACATGTCTCTCGAGGCTCAACGTCAAGCCAACGCAATTGCACTGAAAGAAGTAGATGCGAAGATCATGGCGCAAGAAGCTGCTGCTCGCCTCCAGGTTGTTACGAAGGAGGGGGAGACACAGATCACTGTTGCTAAGACCGAAGCAGATGCGCAAGAAGAAGCTGCCGATGCTGCTGCCTTTGCAAAGAGCTTCGAAATGGAGCCTAAGCTTTACAACTCAGGGAAATTAAGTAATGGACAGAATTGGGTAATGGTTTTGCTTGATGCCTTCAGAGGCAGCGTGCGACCAATGCTTACGATCTATCTATGTGTTTTGACTACAATGATTTATATTCAAGCCAAAGACATCCTTGGCAAAGAAGACCTAGATGTGAAGCAAGCGATGGACCTGCATGATTATATCGTGCATAGTATCTTGTATCTGACTACCACAATTGTGCTGTGGTGGTTTGGTACTCGCAACAAAGAGAAAAAGTAACGCTACCCTGAGTAAGTCCCCACAAGGACTTGCTTGGGGTTTTTATTTGCGGAAAAAGAGGTATCTTATATGATAACCAATCAGGTATCTTTAATTAACCAAGAGGAGATTTGAAATGCCTTTTTCTACTTTGCAGTTAGAGCAGCTGCTTGAGCGTCGTGTATTGTGGAATGGTAATAGCCATTCCTTTGATACATATGTAGTAGGCCGTTGCAGAACTGTGAATATTCGTGTTAGAGGGGACAAGATCAGTGATGTAATGGATCGCCCCTTCTCTATCGAAGAAATCAAAGCTGTAACTGATCGTTAACCCAAAAGGAGATTCAAATGACTGATCTAGAAATGGACATTACGTCCGTAGAAAACTCAATAGAGTGTTGCGCGTATGATTACCGTAACTCCACTCAGGCCTCACAGCACCATCGCGTTAAGTGGGCAAAACTTGTTCATAGAGAGCTTAATTGGTTGCGCGAAAACGCTCCTGATAACTATCTCCTTAAACAAGATTTTAGTGATATCCCGGCCTGACATCTCAATGAACAAGGAGCGGCTATGATAACAAGACTCTTTTTCTTAGGAATCATTTTATTTTATTCAGTACCTTTACTAGTGCAAAACACTCCTGTAAAGACGAAGCGGACTTTCTCTGACCAAGAGATTGAATGCTTGGTTAAGAACGTATACCATGAAGCGCGAGGAGAAGGCTTCGAAGGCATGCTTGCAGTAGCAAATGTAACACTGAATAGACTCGCTCACAAGGCGTTTCCTTCAACGATATGCAAGGTTGTGTATCAGCCTTATCAGTTCTCTTGGACACTCACAAAGGGTCTTAAGATGACTGATAGGCGTAGTGTCGAGATGGCGAAACAAATTGCATTATACGCTATTGCGTCAGGACATGATATGACGAATGGCTCAATCTATTTTCACGTGACTACAATTAGGAAACCAAAATGGACAAGAAATCTAAGCAAAAGCGTTGTGATCAATCAACACACTTTTTACAAAGCCGCATAAAGATACACGCTGTAGTTATAGAGGACCAAGATCTTGATACTGACACAATAGAGGAGATAATACAGGGGCAGGCAGATCGTAATTCTGAGCTATACATGCAAATGAAAATGAACCACTGTTTAGAGGAGCTAAGAGAGACTGAGTTGAGACTATTCTACGTTCCTATTTCTGTCTACGCGTGAGGTTGCTATAAGTTAGGATTGTTGTATGGAAGTGGGATGATTCAGTTACGTCTGCATTTAGTGAAACAAGACTACACTCTGGCATCGTTTTGTTCAAATCGTTACGCGGAGACTATAGAATGAGTATTGAAGATGTATGGGTTGAGTTTTCTATGTCTAAGTTTGCTAGTCGCGCAGACAGAGACAATGCCTTGGCACGGGAGATACTAAAGCTTCGTAAGTTTAGAAGTGATGTAGCTCAACTTTCTTTGTACCTCTGTGGTGGACACTATGAGCCTAGAAATGAACAGGAAGGGGCTTTGGCAGGAATCATTATCGAAGCCCTCAAACAGAGTGGTTCTGATATCCTTCAACGCAGCAGTTGGATGGAGGATAGTAGCCCTGTCACACTCTTCGTCAACGAAAGTGGTCGTTTGGCGTTTCGGGAAGATCTGCCTTCTTCGGATGCCGATAGGTCATGGTGTACGCATACCAGGACGCTTCGTGAATCCTAAAAATTTATTGAATTGAGGGTACCTAAAATGATCAAGAATTTGTTAATTGGAGCGATTGCAGCCATCCTATTCTTTTTTGGTTGGTTGTTTGGATTTAAAACAGGTGACGGGGAATGATTTCCCAACAAACACTGTGGCATCGGAGGACAACCAGATGTTCTGCTGTAATGCAACGCAATCATAAGTTTTTGTTTTCCTTTGCATAGCGTTCAAAAAAAAAAAAAAAAAAAAAAA